CTGATCAATGAATTTGATCTGCCTCTTCTGGAACGGATGTACACAGATAAACAGTGGGGAACTGGGATTAAAATCTCTCGTGGAGAGGGGCCGACTCTGGAAGTTTTCAGCCCTCAATCTGAGCAAGAGTTGTTTGATCTGATTAAGGAATCCAAGATTGAGTCTGCAGTAAAACTTCTGGAGAAAATGTCCCTGGAAGGAAATGTCCCCATCGAACAAGGCACCGCAGCTATTGCCAAAATTACTAATACTAAACTATCCTGGTTGCAAGGGGATAAACTAGCTTCCGAATTTGATGATCTCTTTGCACATCAAGCAGATCAAATTAATTATTTCAAAACCCTGGAAGCTAAGAAGCTCACCACTAAAGGTTCTGAAGTTACTGATCCACTGTTCCTTCCGAAACATGCGAAGGTTGTTTATGAGATCAATAAGAACATCAAGGATGTGCACGGAGCTATTGCGGATGCTATGACATTCTATCAGGCTCAGCAAAAGATCTATACTGAGACTGCTAAGATTGCTGTAGCTAAAGTACTGGGAAATGGAGCTGAGAATCTTCCTGATATCACAACTCGCATGACTGCAAAGATGGATCATGTGTCTGCATCTGCGGGCATGGTTTCCTTTGCCAATTCGAATTATGGTACATGGGGATCTACTATGCAGTGGATCGGTTCGCAAACTCGGGGGTTTAAAACTGCGGCCCGGAAGAATGTAGAAGAGTCCCTGCAAGGTCCGTTGATTCGTCTTTCTCAGAAGCCGGAAGCTGCTCTGGAATTTGAATCAATTAATCAGAAAGTATCCAGGAGCGGAAAGCAGTGGGCTCTGCATGAAGAAGACGGCGTAAGTTATCTGGTAACTAAGGAATCTAAGGCCGCGCTCCAAGGTTCGGCAGATGCTCCTCCTATGAGTGTCACAGATTTAGATCCGGTGGCCGTGATTGCAATGGACAATGCGGAAACTTTGGAGGCCGTGCGCGCACACATTTCTACTTCCGGAAAGCGTACTAATAATTTCCGAGACATTCGTGCGGCACAAGGGAAAGAAGATTTGAAAGACCCGGAAGTGTTCCGTCCGATTCGCCCTGATCTGCGCCAGTATCCGCACTTTGCTTTTGTGAAAGATCCGGCAGTCACGGGATCTGGGCATGTCACAATGATTCATGCGGCATCGGAGAAAGAACTTAATGCTCTGCTAGATAAGGTGCCAGCGAAATATGAGAAGCTTCTGAAAACTGATGTGGAGGAATTTAAGAGGGCGCGCCAGGAGTATGAATTCTCTCGCACTCTGCATGAGAACTATCTAGATTCTGAGATGGCGGCCAAGGGCGTAATGTCGAACTTCTTCCCGAAGTCTGATCCAGCTAAGATTGTGGATGACATTTTGCAGCAGCATCTGCGTGAGAGCGATGTGCTTGTTACGGAAACTGTGCGCCTGCGCTATGAGCCACAGTTCAATCTACTGGAGGATCTTGGCGATCAGTACTCCAAGGCAGAGAAATCTAAATTCGCATCCCGCGAAGATGTGATTCGTAAGACCACAGATAATGTGTATTACAATCATATTAAAACCGCTCTGGATATCTCGAACCTGAACGAGCATAACCTGATTCACGGTTTCAATAAGATGCTGGACACTGCGGTTTCCAAGGCAGTGGGTTCGATCCAGGAAACTTTCAGGGGCATCAAATCTCCGGAAGAGCTGGAGACAATCAATGCGATGCTAGATAAGTATGGCATGAAACCTGCGTTCTACGACTCTGCGCTTCAGGCTCTTGCGAATCATACAGCTCCGCGCGGCGCACTCACATCCTTTGTACGTAAGGCGAATTCATTGCTCAGTCTCTTTACCCTGGGACTTGATCCACTGAATTCACTGAACAATGCAATCGGTGCGAACATTCTGCGCATGAGTGAGCTGCGCCATCTGACTGATGCAGTGAAAGCTGGGAATACAGAAGTTGCTGGAGCACTTGGTGAGCTTGCTAAGATTCGTCTCCCTGGAACTTCAGATGAGATTCTTGCACCTACGAAACTTGTATCTAAGGCGATTCAGAATTTCTGGAAAGATGATGGAACTCTAGCTGCACGATATAAGGCAGACGGAATCATCAAGGATCGTGTGGAGCAGCTCAGGCTTCTGGTTGACGATTTTACACTGAAAGGTACTGAGACGGTTGCTGAACTTGACACGCGGATTCGGAATGGTTTTGGTAAGGCGAAAGCTCTTCTGGAAGAAGGTGCCGAGAAGGGTGAGAAGCTTTCCGCAAATAAGCTGGCCGAAGAATTCAATCGGTTCATTTCTGCGAATGTGATGGATCAGATTACGCAGCTTGGACAGAAGGCTGGTCTGATTGATGCTGCAACTTCCAAGGCGTATATCAATACATTCGTGAATCGTGTGGAAGGGAATATCACAGCATCGCAGCGGCCACTTGTTTTCCAGGGCCCGATCGGTCAGGCAATAGGACTCTTCCAATCTTATCAGTTCAATCTCATGCAGCAGCTTTTCCGCTACGTGGGTGAGGGCACTAAGAAAGATCTCGCAACTATGGCCGGTTTGCAGTCTACACTTTATGGGATTCAATCTCTGCCGGCTTTCCAGTTCATGAACACTCATATCGTAGGTCAACTCAGTGGGAATAAAGAACACCGTGATGCGTATGATGCGGCCTATGGAATTGCAGGGAAGACAGCTGGGAATTTTGTTCTCTACGGTATCCCCTCTAATATTCTACAGACAAACATTTATAGTCGGGGTGACATTAATCCAAGGCAGATAACAATTCTTCCTACGTCTCTTCAGGAAATTCCACTGGTTCAAGGTTGGGGTAAGTTCCTCCTTAATATGAAAGAGACGGCTGGAAAGATTACAGGTGGCGGCGCAGTGTGGGAATCTATTCTGCAAGGGATGGAACACAATGGCGTGTCGCGGCCGCTGGCTGGATTTGCGCAAACATTGCGTGGATTAAAGGACGGCCAAGTTACGAGCACTCAATCGAATGGGAATATTCTGTATCAGAATGATCTCATGAGTTGGGCATCTGTAATCCGCATGGCAGGCGGGCGCCCTCTTGATGAAGCTGTGACAAATGATGCATTGTTCCGAGTGAAAACTTATGATGCGGCGCGTCGTGCAGATATGGCTTCATTGGCAGAGAAGGTGAAGACAACTATGATTCAAGGCTCTACACCACTTTCACCTGAAGTCAATCAGTTCGCTGAGAAATATGCATCGCTCGGCGGCAAGCAAGCAGGTTTTAATAAGTGGATGATTGGACTCTATAAGGATGCAAATGTTTCCCAGGCCCAGCAACTTCAAGGATCGTTGACAAATCCATTTGCTTATAAGATGCAACTTCTTATTGGCGGACAGGATGAATCTGCTCTCCCGTAAGTTTACTTTTATATAAAGGAGAAGTGAAATGGACCCCATCATTGGTGGGGGTCTCCTAAAACTTGGAGGCTCTCTGATTGACAAACTATTTCCAGATGAAGAGAAGAAAGCCGCGGCCCTTCTGGAGCTTCGGAAACTGGATCAATCTGGAGAACTAGAAGCTCTGAAAATCCAGATGAGTGCGATTCTAGCTGAAGCTCAATCTTCAGATCCATGGACTTCACGAGCGCGACCGTCTTTTCTGTGGGTAATGTACATTCTGATTCTGGCCTCGATTCCCATGGGAGTGCTTTCTTATTTCCGTCCCGAGGCCGCAGTCGGAATTGCAGAAGGAATGAAACACTGGCTTGCTGCAATTCCAGATGATCTATGGATGGTGTTTGGTGTAGGCTATCTGGGATACACTGGCGCAAGAAGTTTCGAGCGCTCACGTGGCCCGAAGAAAATCTCTTAACCCCTTGAATTGATTTATAAAGGAATCTATCATGTACGGTAATATGACAAACAAGGATGCGGTTGATGTGACTCCGGATGATGGAGTTGATCTGCCTCGCGGAGTTTGCAATGCTCTTTACATTGGCCGCGCCGGCGATGTTGCAGTCACCACTGAGGCTGGATCAGTTGTTACTTTCGCGGATGTACCCGTAGGTACATTTCTGCAGATTCGTGCATCCAGGGTGATGGCTACGAGTACGACAGCCGATCGGATTTTGGCAATGTATTAATTTTGGCACAGGAGACTCACATGCTTAATCCCTTTACTTATTTTCGTCTGCGTGAAGATCTGGCTAATCACTTTGTGATCGGTACAGTTCTTTACTGGCTCGGAACTTTTTACTCGCCGGAACTTGGCCTAGGTCTAGCGGTTGTTATGGCGTTGATTAAAGATGTAGTGCACGATAAACTTCTCGGCAAAGGCACATTCGATCCATGGGATATTGTGTGCACTATTGCTCCGGCCGCGGGCTTGTATGCGCAACAGTATTTGCACGGTTAAACTCTGATATAGGATAGGAGAATACAATGGCACAAGATAATCTTCGTCATGCGCAATACAGTGCAGATGGCACACAGATTGATGATCCTCAGGCACTTTTCCCTAGCGTAAAACGGAACTCCTCAACAGGGGCACCGCAAACTGCGATGGGAATTAATGCCAAACTGGCAAAGCCTCGCATTCTGTTCATTGGAGACAGTCTGACTGATTATGGTAGCTACTACCAGAGCATGTCCATTTCAACTAGCCTGACTCCATATGGCGCCAGTGCTTTTTCTATCATGTCCATTTCTTGGGCATGTGGATCGGGAAATACGGGCACACTGTTCTTTGATAAAGTTGCACAGACTTTGCGTTGGACAGCTTCCGGAGATACTCCTGGAACTGTAACTGATGTATCTCTTGCTGGCGTATACACTCTCAAGAGCGGCACACCTACTAAGACACTTACATTGGTTTGCCGTCCACGTGGATATGCAGCATCTACAGATGGAGCTTTTGCAGTAACAACAATTGCAACAACTGAATCATCTCGCAGGTCAGGAAAGACTTATGCGTATTGGGCACATGCAAAAAGTTGCGCGGGTTTTGATGTGCAACTTCTTGCTAATGCTGGATCGCAAATTCGTGATGTTACAGAATCTGCTGGATGGCAAATTGAGGCAGATTACTACGATGCAATTTTCTGTCTGGTTGGAGCCAATGATATTCCTGCAGATCGCACATATGCACAGATTACTACAGACTATACAAATCTTTTGAATGTGCTTAAGACAAAAACTAAGCGTGTGCATCTGATGACAATTCTGCCTCGCAGTGCTTCTATGACTGCGGCACGTAGGCAGATTTTGGCGGCTTCGAATAAGTGGATCATGTCACTGTTTAATTATGGAGTAACTCCTGTAAATGGATACACACGAATTACTGATCCTGCCTCTGCCAACGGTGATCCTGTCGCTGAAGCACTCGATGTAGATGGTTTACATACAGCTATTCCTGGAGGAGAGTACATAGGAGAAGCTGCGTATCTATCTTTGGCCGATGCGTTTACATTTGATCCTACTCCGGTTGCAAGTTCTCAATCGGATACCTATGATGTAACTAATAATCCTTTTGGTAATCGTCTTCCTGCTGGAGGTACATTTAGCGGTACAGGCGGAACTGCTGGTGCTGGTGCTTCTGGAGTTTTGCCTACAGGATGGACAGTGGCAAGAAGTTCCGGAGCTGATCTGTTGATAGTAGGTTCGCAGATTGCACGCACAGATGGGTTCCCTGGAAACATGCAAAGGTTTGTGATTACAAATCCAGGCGCCACTTCTCAGTCAGCTCAGATCAATCCAACAACACTTTCTGCTGTCGCGGCTGGGCAAGTTTGGAGAACTCAAGGAAGCTGTGTAATGTATGCACTGTCAGGCTGTGAA